GGTGTCGGCAGGCTGCGTGTCGAATCCACGGGGCAGGGTCGAAGTCGAACGTGTAGTTGTAGTCGGTCACGCTGCCCGATCCTGTCGGCGTAGTTCCCGGTGCGCTTCCCGACACGGATCGCAGTAGGCGATCCCGAATCGTCGGTGTTGTTGGTATCCCTTGTCCGTGCCGTGTTCGATCATGTGGGCATAGTCGATGGGTTCTAAGGGGAGTAGAGGTCCGTCCCATTGGCAGAGTGGGTGATCGTCAGTGAGTGGTTCAAGAGGCATCGTTGATGAGATGGTCTGTGATTTGGATGATGATGTTGCCGGAGATCACGTCGGCGATCTCTGGTTGAAATCCGGCTTCGATGAGTTGGGTGCGTCGTCCGATGCCGATGTCAACGATGTGGGCGATGAGGTTGGCGTAGTCCATCCATGCCACGTTCTGGTCGGTCGGTGAGGTCATCGTGGGGGGTGTGTGGGGTGCCACCGGTGAGAGGGGGAAGGTGGGGTGGCACCCCACACTGGATGCAGGCTACCTAGTCGGTGGCCTGTCGTGCTTGCCGTCTGCGTTCACGTTCTGTGCGTGACAGGTCGTGGGTTCGCAGTTGGTGTCCGTAGGGGAGGTGGGTTCGTTTCTTTCCGGCTTTGGTGCCGGTGACGGTTTCTGCCTGTCCGGTGATCGGGTTGATGCGTGTGCGTTGCCCGGTCCGGTTGCTGCTCGCCTTTTTGCCTCCCATTAGAAGTCGTCCATATCGACGGCAGGTTTCTGTCCGGGTTCTGCCTTCGCTTTGAACAACTTTGCTGGGTGGTATCCCTTGCGCTTCGGCTCACCGAGTTCGTGGTGCTTCACGGTGATGATGGTGGGCTGCGTGGACGGGTTCAGTCCGGCGTCGGCGAGGGCACCACGGATGGCGGTCACCATGTTGCCTCGCACCCACAGGGCGGTGTCGGCGGTGCCGTCCATGCTGGTGTCCAACTTGAACACCCACACATGCTTCGGTGATCCGTCATCCCAAGTGTTCGGGGTGCCGTCCGGTCTGCGGTCCTCCAACTTGTCGATGTCGATGATCTGACCTTTTACGGTGTCACCGATCTCGTTGAACTTGAAGGCTGGCAGTTTCTCGCCACCTCCGGACATGAAGTCGTCTGTGAAACTCATTGCTCAGTTACTCGCTTTCTCTTGGTTTTGTGGTTGCTCACGGGTTGTGAGTGTTTCTCCCATCTCAACGAACTTCGCCATGCTGTCTGCTTGTTCGTGGTTGAGGAGACCTATGGCTGCGCCGAACGGCAACACTTCCACGTCGGCGTGGGGGATGTCAAGAATCCCGGCGAGGATTCCTCGCAGATCATCGAACCGCCAGTCACGTTCAACTGCGTGGAACAGGATGCGTGAAATGTTGCAGCGTCGTGCGGTCGGGTTCTCGGCGACACGGATCGGCAGGTTCGCCCGTTTCGCTTCCATCGTGCATTGCTGCAACCGTTGAATCTGCTGTTTGTTCAGTTGGGTGAAGCGTTCCTTCAACTGGTTGGCGATGTCGGGTGTGAGGTCGCCCTCGTCAGGCATCTCATCGTCGGCATCCTGTCGTGGTTTGGTTGTCTGGGTTGTCCGTTTGCGTGGTGCCGGTGCCGGTGCGTCAGGGTCACGATCTGGGAACGGGATCTCGTTGATGGCTTCCAGATCATCGATGATGGGGATGAGGAGATCGATGTGTTGGTTGGTGTACCTGTCGATCTTTTTGGGGGTGGGCACGGTGTCGGCTGGCCAGCGGAGTGCGAGCCGTTCCCGGTCGGCGTCACGGATCCGGTCGATGCGTGCCCTGATCCACAGATCACGAGCCTCCGACGCAACATCATCATCGGTGTCGGCTTCTAGTTCGGTGAGCAGGTCACGTCGTTTCCGGATGTCTCGCACCTTCAACGCCGTGTCCAACAGATCGATGTCCAGTGTGAGCCGGTGGAGGGTGGCGACACCGCTGCCGGGTTGGCAGTGGATGATGTAGGCGTGATCGGTGGCGACGTTCGGCATCGGTTCTCGCACATCGTCGCTGCCGTCTGCGTTGACGCCTTGCCGGTAGAGGCTGTCTGCGTTGGCGTAGATGGTCAACTGGGTGGAGAAGGCGACACCGGAGTAGTCGATGCTTGTCCCGGTTTTGAAATCGGCGAGCACCTGCCGTCCGTCGGTGTGTCGTAGCAGCAGGTCGAAAGTGCCTGCGATCTTGTGTTGGTCGTTGACGACGATGCGTTCACACATGTCAGGGTCGGCTGTCAACCCGTGTTCGGCGAGTAGCCGGTGGACGGCTTTGATGTCGTCGGCGTGTGCCGGTGGCACCGTGTAGCCGGGGTCGGTGATGGAGTGTTCCAACATGGAGTGCAAGGCGGTGCCGAGGTCACGTCGGATGGTTGCTCCTCCGGCCTCTTTCGCCTGTTCGCACAGCCGGTTGAGTTGTGTCTTGTCGGTTTCTGCGTCGCCGATTTGGGCGAGGATGTCGGGTCGGCGTGACAGCCCGATGGCAGTCATGCGTTCTGCCCACGACATCAACGACGACGTGTCGTCCAGTGTTTTGGCGATGGTGGTCGCACGGGTGTACCCGACTGGTTTCCCTCCGTCGGGTGGCACGACAAGGTAGCGACCCCATCGGTCTCGGCGTGTTGGCTGTTGAATGAAGTTGTCATTCATCTCCGTACAGTCTCCTGTTCCGTCCGTTGCAGTCTGGGCATCGCCACCCGTACTTCGGTGAGTTCGACCAGTTGCTTTGTCGTGCGTCCAGTTGAACGTACGATGAGTGTCCTGCCTGTGGGCCTTCCTCGCCACAGTCGTCGCAGGTGATTTGGAAGTAGCGGTGCAATCCCATCAGGCGTCGGCCTCGGAGTAGAACCGGCGAGCAGCCCACTTCTCTGCTGCTTCGATCATCTCGGTGAAGGTGCCACGCCGGTAGCGACGTGATCCCTTGTGCCAACCCTGAGTCGTCAGTTGCCATCTGCACTCGGCACCGTCGAAGTAGCGGTCAAGGCGGCACAGGTAGTGCTGAACGGTCTGCCCGTCCAACTGGCGGTCCATGATCGCTGTCCCGTTCTGACTGACGAGCCGACCGAAGTATTGGTGGATGCCGTAGTCGTCCTCACGGCCCGGTCGGAAGTCCACGAGGGCTTTCATCTTGCGTGTGGTGGTGGTGTTCATGTTGGTTTCTCCTGTTGGTTGTTGGTCGGTCAGTTGGTCAGGATCGGTCCGGCGTAGTCGGTGCCACGCCAGTTGTCTGCACACCACTCGCACCAGTCGATGGGTGACGAACGGTGGTGGATCGCTTCACGCTTGGTCTCGAACTCGCAGCAGCCTCCGTGCTCGTCGCAGACGAGCATCCACGGCAGGTCGTCGCCCTCGGTGAGGGTGACGTGGGTGCCGGTCTGACGGGCCTTTGTGGTGTTGCTGTTGTTGGTCATACACACATCTAACCAGATTGGCGTAGGGCTTGCAACTCTTTTCTCAGATTTTTTCCATGCGTCTCCCACCACCTGTGTGACGTGAACAGGTGGGTGGGGTGGCTGGTGTAATGAGCAGCGTGATGGTTTGTCCGCACGCAGGACACCGCCAGATCGATGTGATCCGGCTCACAGATACGGACCCACATCAGGGATCAGTTGATCCAGCCGGTGCGCCCAGTCACGCCACTGCTGTGACTGCGAGTAGTTCGCATGGTTCCGGGCGAAGGCGAGCAGTTCGTAACACTCAGACAGTTCCTTCTCCAACCGTTCAAGGAACAGGGTCATTGGCTCGGTTCTGGATGCTGATGCTCGTCTGATTATCACCAAGTCACGCAACTCGTCCAACAGATTGTCCGGCTCAGTCATTTGGTTTCCCTCTCTACTCGTACTTTCTGGCTGAGATTTCTGCGAGTGCCTGCCGGATCACGGTCGCCCACTGATGTGTTGTGACACACACCGGTTCCCACCGGATACCGTCGTCGGTTTCGATGATGGTGCAGGTGTTCTCGTCGTCGTCGTTGTAGATGATTCCGAACTGGGTCACGGCTGATCTCCGTACTGTTCACGGATCAGTGCTTCCATCCGGTTCGTTTCGGCGTGCAACTCGGTGATCGTGTTCTCCAACCTTCGGTTCCGTACCTCCATGTCGGCGAGCAGTGTGGCGAGCCGTTGAATCTGATGTCGTTCGTCGTGGATTTGTGGGTGGGCTGGCAACCGGTTTTTGATCCACGTCAGGATGACGAGAGCGACGGTTGATGTGCCGATGATGATGAGGATGTCGGTGATGGTCATGTTGCCTCCGTTGGTCAGAGTCTCCACGGTGCCCATGCGCCGTGATCCCAGTCGTTGTCGTAGATGGTCGTGATGATCATGTTGCCTCCGTTGGTCAGAGTCCCCACGGTGCCCATCCGGAGTTGTGCCAGATGAGAAGGGTGGCTCGCAGATTAGTTGGGGGGTGATACAGGTCATCGCAGGTCAGCAGGTTGTCGTGGTGTTGCAGCCAGCCATCTGGCCAGTATTGGGTAGGGCGACACCAGAACCCGTTGATTTGGGTGAGTCCGTGGGATCCTCCCATCGGGTCGTCAGGGTTGTGTTGGGTGGGGTCGCATCGTGATTCCCGGTAGATGACCCGATCCAGTTTGGCGAGCAACGTCGGGTCTGCTGGCCAGCCTTGTGCGAGTGCTTCGCTCTGCCACTCAGGGCATCGGGTCATCATCTGTGGGATGGTGGCTGGTGGTGCCGGTTCTCGTTGCTCGTCCGCCCACACGACTTCGGCGGTGATCTCCACAGAGCGGACAGGTGTCGGCACGACGGTGGTGGTGGTGTCCAACGTGGGGTGTTGGTAGACGGTGACTGGGACTGGTGGTCGGTCTTGTGCGAGTTCTGCGTCGTCGGATCCTTCGACCCAGAAGCCGATGAGCAGGGCGATGGTGAGTATCAGGTAGCGGATCATTGAGTTCCCCTCTCGTTGAGTGGTGGGGGGCTTGCGCCCCCCACGGTAGATCAGTTGGTGACTGGTGGTAGCACTTCGATCGGACCGGACAGTTCGTCCATCTTGCGTCCGAGTTCCATGAGGTCGTCGTGGTTGGCTCCGTAACGTCGGACCGTTGCGATCAGTGCGCTCATGTGTGCGTCTGTCTTGATGCGGTCCTCATCGCTGTTGGCAGTCCGGTAGGACCGAGCCATGTCAAGAGCGAGTGTCTGCACTCCCTCTGGGATGCTGCTGTTCGGGTTGGTGCTCATCACTTCACCTCGCCTTCGGCAAGAGCCTGCTCAGCGAGGGCGATGATCTTGGCAGCGTTGGCCTTGAACTCGTTGAGCGAGTCACGCAGGTCGTTCATGTCCTCGGCGGTGCGGTGGCCGTTGGCCCAGTCGGAGAGCCGACCGACGACCATGAACACGCTGTCCATGCCTTTGGTGCGACCTGCGCGGAGCGCGGCCATGTCAAGGTCGTTGAGGTTGATGTGGTTGGTGGTGTTGGTGGTGTTGTTCATGTACCCAAGTATATACACATTCCCGTAGATGTCAACACCCTGAGCAAACTTTTTCAGATTTTTTTTGGAGACCCCTGAGCAGCCCGAAGTAACTCCACGAACTGGGCACCAGTCATCACACAGTAGAACCATGACCCGTCCGTCCCGCCACGAGGTTTCACAGCGACACACCCGAACCGGGCACCATCGTTCGCCATCTCCACCTCCAACTCACGCAACCATCCGGGCAGATCCAACTTCGCACCAGACTTCACCTCCACCACCGTGTCCGGCACACCAGCGATGTCGCCACGATCATGCACACCAGCCAACCGGCGACGCTCCACCGACGGCCACCACGCCGACAGGAACTTGACGAACATGTTCTCAGCGTTCCGACCTTTCGCCTTGATCGATGCCGGGGTCATCGCATCTTCACCTGCTCGGCAATCGTCCGATCACATTCGGCAACGATCTGTTGCAACGTGGCGATGTTGATGACGGTGACGTTCGCATCGTTCATCGCATCGATGATGTTGTTCACCACCTGTTTCGTGATGGTTGGGGATGAGTCTTTGGCATACATGATCATTGTGTTTCTCTTTCTCTGCGGAAGCGGTCAACACCATCAATGAGGTTGCTGTGCGTCGTCGATGGTGTTGACCTCACCGGGGGCAGTGCCGGTGAAATCTTGATGTGTGGGCAACGGTGGGATGGGTGCATGTAGGCACCGGGTGACAGGAAGGTGTGGTCACAGTTCAAACAACGGACGATGCTCACAGCAGTCCTCTGGCAACGCAGGTGTCTCGTAGCACTTCCCACATGGATCGGGTGTCGTTCATGTCGGAGCACCACACATCGATCTCGGCTTCGATGTCGGGGTGTTCGTTGACGAGCCGGTTGTAGTGGTTGGCGAGTTCGGCGACGATCTGGTTGCGTCGGTCGGCTGGCAACGTCGGATCGTCTTTGCGGTCGGCGAGCAGCAGCATGTGGTGAAGGTCACCGGATTTCACTGGTCGGCCTTCCGTGAGTGGTATCGCTGTCGTTGGTATGCAGCCCACGCCTCACGGCATTGTTGGCAGGGTGGCTGCTGGTTGCGTGTGTGACGTTTGTATGCGGACACGGTGCCACAGGGTGCGCTGATCGGTCTCCCGATTTTGCCGGTGTTGGCTCCGTGTTTGGCTCGCCATTGGCGTTGATATTCGGCAGTAGACATAGGGTCACATCTAACCATCAATGGTGGGGGGTGTCAACCATCAGAACTGGACAACCATGCGAAGCACCTCGTCACGGAACCGGGTGACCGTGGCCTCGTGGATGGGCTCGCCACCGACCCGGTTCCAGCCACGGCTGCGGTAGTAGGCCACCGGAGTGAGGGACTGGGCGGTCTTGGCGTAGCGGTCGGCGAGCGTGTAGTCACCGTCACGCTTTGCCATCACATAGTTGAAGATCGCTCGCTGATAGTTGCGGATGACCTTTGCGCTGTGGTCGTTCAGGTCGTACTTGGTGATGAAGGTTTCGGCGTAGCCGTCGGGGTCGGGAGTGAAGGTGGTGTTGCTCATCACTTGCCTCCCTTCATCATCCGGATCAGGCTGGCCTTGATGTGGTCGGCGATCTCCTGATCGGTGGCAACGAAACCGTTGTCGGCAGCGAACTGGCGACGCTCGGCGATCATGCCATTGATGAGATCGGTGAGGGCGTTGGTGGTGTTGGTGGTGTTGTTCATGTACCCAAGTATATACACATTCCCGTAGATGTCAACACTCTGGGCAAACTTTCTCAGATTTTTTTTGGGGGGGTTCAGGGTTGCCCGACCTGCTCCGGAGGTAAGAGCAGGTGGGCACACCCCGACCGAGCCAACCAACAAACCCGGCGACCCTCAGATTAGTCCAACCAGATCAGATACGACGCAGTGATCCGACCAGCCTCAGGATCCACGAAATGCAACCGTTGCGACGGCTTACCAGTCGCAGCCATGAACTCTTTGGCGTACACATTCTCTGACTCTGGTGAACCCGTGATGTAGATCTGTCCACCGTTCGCCATCGTCAGTGTCATCGGTGTGTGGAAGTGCCCCATGTAGACATCGGTGAACGGTTCGGGGATCACACCCGTTGACCACTGATTACATTTGCGAAGGATTCCAAAACTCGGTGTGTTGCCCCCAAAGGATTTCACCTCGTCCCCGTGGCAGAGCAACGCCGAATAGTTCCCGACAGTCACGATCTGATACCAGTTGCCGTCCGTATGCCACGACACCCTGTCCTCACCAGCGAACCTGTCGCCAGCAATCCGATAGGCCATCCGGTCGATGTTGTCGCCACCCGGCATGTCACCCTTGCGACCCAACCTGCCGTGGTTCCCGTACTCGCATGTCACATCAACCGTGTCGAACACAGTCAACAGACGCAACACGAACTCCTCCATCAACCGTGACGTGGCAAACAACTGTTCAAACAGATGCGCTTCCACCTCATACGCCTGACCGGGAAAGATGGAGATGCCTTCCACCATGTCACCACCGAACATGACGTGAGCATGTTTCACCGGATGATCGGCACGTTGAATGTCCGACAACGATTCGATCTTGTCAGCGAACTGATGGATGCGCCGATAGCAGGTTTCGATGTCATAGTCGGCTGTGTGCTTCCCCAACTGCCAGTCGGTCGCATGAATCAGAGCGACCTCGGGGTCACGTCGTCGCCGATCCTGTCTCGGTTTCGGAGGAAGTTTCGCCGGTCCTAACGCCAACTGTGCGTCCGACGCAGCCCGATACACCGCCTCCACCAACGCACCCGTTTTCAACTTCGCTTGCCGGGTGGCACGCTGCTGACGATGCAACGCCTTCCGTAACTCCTCAACCTCTGTTCCCAGATCGAACTCGGTCAGGTCATCCATGATCCCTCCGATAACTCTGCACCGAATCCTCAGTGATGTCGAACCCCCACGACCGCAACACCCTGCCGATAGCAGCAGACGTGTACCCCTTGTCAGCCATCGCAGTTTGCAACGCTGACAGCCGGTCTGGTTGATCGGCGAGTTGTTCCATGATGATGTCTAGTTTGCGTCTGTTGAACACCGGACGGTTCTCGGCATCGAACTCTGACATGTCAACTGGCATGTGACCTCCCCAGTTCGTTGACATCTACTTTTGTGGATCTTGCTCCAAATGCCATTCTAGATGGTCGGACATTCGTTCATCAATGCGATCCACTTTGTGGTCGATACGACGCAAGAGGTCACTGTTGGCAGCATGGTCACGGGTGTTTTCCCGACGTACCTTTTCCAACATGGTGACAATCACTCCACCGGGGGCGACCACCGCCAACACGACCGCCAACCATGTAGGCATCAGTTGTCACCAGAGTCGATTTGGAACGCAGCGTTCAACTCGGACATCGTGATCACACCATCGTCAGCGTAGGCACGAGCCAACTTCTCAACGACATGAATCGTGGAAGTCACACCGGCCAACACCGCAGCCTTCCACACCTCAACACCGATGATTGCTCCACCACCAATCGTCGCCATTGACGAATAGGTGAACACGGACAGGATGCGAAGCAGGACAGTTCTCATGGGTTGAGTGTGTGGATCAGCGGTTGAATGCGGATTCAATCTCGTCGGCAGTCAACTTGCCGTCTTTGTAGGCAACAGCCAACGACTGGACGACGTTCAAAGTGGCGACGGCACCAGCCATGACCGCAGCCTTCCAAACTGCGACATCAACGAGGAGGGAACCGGCGAGGATGCTGGGCACCGCAGCGGACACGAATGTGGCTGCGAGACGCTTACCAATGATTGCGGTCATGATGACTCCAATCTGTGAGATCAATCGTCGTCTGAAATCAGTTGCGACGCTGCGAACATGATAACCGACACGACACTGATGATCGTTGCAACACGTTGCGTCTCACCGGACAGGGTGATGATGACAAGCAACAAGCCGCCTGCCATGATTCCGGTTTCTGCCAACAGTTTCAACAGTTTCATCATGTTTTCCGTCTGGCAGTCACGGTCGGTACTCCACTGATTATGACAGACGTGGCGGTGATGGTGCGTCGGGCGCCGACATCGATGGTGGAGCCGGTTGGCACATAGTTGTCGAATGCTCCGTCGAAGATGTTGACGGCTTGTTGGAACTCTTGTTTCACGTCGTCGGAGGCTTGGGAGAGGGCATCCACGATGACGGTGATGGTGTCTGGTTCCAACGTGTCAATGGCGGTGAAGATTGATCGGGCTTCATCGACGGTGATGTCCTCAGGGTTGTCGATGATGTCGATGACTGCTTGTTGAACTTCGGGGTCGGCGATCTGGGCGATCTGTTGGGGGGCGAGTGGTGGTGCGTCGGTGGAGGGTGTCGGTTTGACACTGGTTGTGGTGATCGTGGTGGTGGGGGCGACGGTTGTGGTGGTGGGGGCGATGGTTGTGGTGGTGACGACAGTGGTCGTCGGAGGAATCGTGGTGGTGGTCGGAGGAAGCGTGGTGGTTGGGGGCAGCGTTGTTGTGGTGGTCACCGTTGTTGTGGTCGGTGGCAACGTCGTCGTCGTCGTGCTGGTTGTGGTCGTTGTGGTGACAACCGTTGTTGTCGTCGTGGTTGCCGGTGGAGGAGGGGGCGGTGGAGGCGGTGGGGGTGGGGGTGGTGGTTCAACTGTCGTAGTCGTAGACGGTGGACCAGTCGAAGTGGTCGTCGTCATCGGCACCGTCGTCGTCGTGCTCGTCGTCGTTGTCGATGTGGACGGTGCCGTCGTCGTCGTGCTCGTCGTCGTCGTTGATGTTGACGATGTGGAAGTGGTGCTCGTGCTCGTCGTTGTCGATGTGGACGGTGCCGTCGTCGTGGATGTTGATGTTGTCGATGTTGACGTAGTAGGAGCCACCGTCGTCGTCGTGCTCGTCGTCGTCGTGGTTCCTTGCCATGCTTCAAAGTCTAGAACCAGCGTGTAGGTCAGATCGTTGTACGGGTTCGATCCCAACCCACGAATCGAACAGCAGTACCCGGCACGGATTCGGTAGTCACCGACCACCAGCGTCGTGTAAATCTTCGATGACACACACTGATCTTGCGTGTTGTGATTGCTGTCGTCGTCCTGCGCTATCAACGTCCCGTCAGAGTCGTAGAGCCACAGGTACGGGTCGGTAGAGAACTCGTTGCACCCGGCGTCACTGTTGCCGTAGATGATGACTTGTGAATCTTCGGTGAGGGTGAAGTACCAATCAGATTCTTCGGCGACCGTGTAGGTGGATGCGTTGACTGTGATGGGGGCGAAGATGGCGAACGTGAACAGGATCGCCAACGCCAGTTGGCAGACGGTGAGGAGCCGGTTACGCACTGGTCACGGGAACATCGCAGCCCATGTGCGTGGGCCAACGATCCCGTCGGCAGGACCGACCTGATCGGCATGAGCAGCCTGCCACGTTTTGACTGCCTGCTCCGTTTTCGGTCCGAAGTCACCGTCGGCGTAGGCACCGACAACCTGTTGCACCATCTTCACATGGTCACCCTTGCTGCCACGACGTAGCGATGTGCCGGGATAGGCACGCATCGGTGTCACCTCCGGAGCCGTTGCAGGGGCAGGGGCAGCGGTTGCTGGCATGTCTCCGATCAGATACATGAACCAATGGTTGATGTAGTTCGGATCGTCGGCGTGCTCGTTAGAGATCTCAACGTGCACCCAGTCGCCACCGGGCGCACCAGAAAACGCAGGCTTCGAATACACCTGCCACGCAGCACGATCACACTTCCAACCACGACCATAAGGCTTCGGGTAGTAGTCAAACACTGCTTCAATGCCGAGAGCATCGGCGACATCGGGTCGGGTCAGGAACTCCATCATGCGGAGAGCGTCGTGATAGTTGCCGGTGCCCCGGTGAGGTGCGCCACGCCACGAAAGGTCAGCAGCCCTACCCGTACCGTGAACGCTGCTGCTGCTCTTCCCACGCTTCTTACGGACACCCCAAGTGCCGTTGTTCCACACACCAAAATACTGCTCGCACAGGTCAACTAGTTTCTCCAAACCGGCACGCCTGCTCGTGGCGTTACTATCCCAACCGGTGTACCGACGACTCATGACAACATCCTAGTGTCCCCAGTTGATGGGTCGTGCGTCGGTGTGCTCCCCGACCGTCATTCCTGTCTGTTCCCACGACGTGCGTGGACGATCAAACATCACTGATGTGGCGAATAGGGCGGTGCGATCCAGTCGGTGCCATCAAACGTCCAGCCGGGACCAGCAACAACATCGTCAGGAACAGGGACAGCAGTCAACCCATCGTCGGGGATGTAATCGGTCTCGCCATCCCAAACGATCACGTTCACAACCAAACCGTCAACATCAACAAGTGCGTATCTCATGCGTACAACTCCACAATCACAATCCCGTTAGCACCATCACCGCCGGTGGTGCCTGTCCCGGCACGTTTCCACGCACCAGCACCACCACTACCGAAATCCCTGCCGTCTTTCCGGTTGTTGTGTGCAGCAGCAGAGTTGAACTCTCCTGACGGTGAACCTCCGTGACCGAGCACAGCGTCACCACCGAAACCGCTCAAAACATATGAACCACCACCGGGTTTGCCGCTGACCACAAGACCACCTGACGCAGAACCCGACCCACCGCTACCACCGATGTCTTGGATACCTGAACCGGCACCACCGGCGTTTCCGGTTGCAAACGATCCGAACGACGAGTTACCACCGTTCGAACCGGCAGTGTTCGTATTCACAGCCGCACCTGAACCACCACTGCCAACTGTCACTGTTTCCGACGCCGATAAACTCGTGGCAACGATGAACCGTTCTGCATAACCTCCGGCACCACCTCCGGCACCACCTCTCTGGTCGGTGTCTGTGCCACCACCGCCACCACCGCCACCCTGAACTTTCACTTTCACTGCACGTAGATACGGGTAGGACGCTTTCGTGAACGTACCGGAGGACGTGAAATAGACAGTTTCAACAAGGGAGTACGATGTGCCGGTTGCGTTGTCAGATGGGAACAGGATCGCTGATGACGCTGACGTGAAATAAAGCAGCCCTCCTCCGTACTGGGAGATGACAAGACCGCTGCTGCTGTCCACCGTCGCAGTCCCTGCCGTAATCGTGCACGCACCGGCACCAACATTGTGAATCCATACCGTGTCACCAGCAGCGAACACTGCATCGTCCACGGTGATGGTGGTGGCACCGGCATTGTTCATCACGATCCGGGTGCCTTCGTCGCCTGCTGCGAGCGTGTAACTGGCGGTCTTGGTGGTGACGGTCCAGTTGTAGTCATTGGTTTGCAACGAGTTCATTTCGGCTGCGGTCAAGACATTGCCTGCGGTGAACGTCTGTTTCGACATCAGATGACCTCCTCATCTTCGACGGGTGGTGCGATCCAGTTCGTGCCATCGTAGGTCCAACCGAGACCGGCACTAATCTCATCAGGAATGGCAACAACGGTCAGTCCGTCGGCAGGTGTGTAGTCGGTTTCGCCGTCCCATACGATGGCGTTCACAACCAAACCGTCCGCATCAACGAGTGCGTATCTCATGCGTACAACTCCACGATGACAATCCCGTTGGCACCATTACCACCGGTCGTACCTGTGCCACTTTTTTGCCATGCACCAGCACCGCCACCACCATAGTTTCGACCGTCCTTGCGATTATTGTGTACGGTGGTGGAGTTTTGCGCTCCGACTGGTGAACCTCCGTGACCGAGAAAAGCGTCACCACCGAAACCGGGTATCACATTTACACCGCCACCGGGTTTGCCGGGAATCACAAGACCACCTGTGGCCGTACCATTACCTCCGTTACCGCCGACACTCCCCGTACCTGCACCTGCAAGGCCACCATTGCCTGTTGCATATGATCCGAACCCCGTGTTACCACCGTTAGAACCCCCGATGTCCGTGTTCACAGCCCCACCTGCACCGCCACTACCAACTGTCACAGTTACTGACGCCGACAAACTTGAAGCCTCAATAAACCGTTCTGCGTAACCTCCTGCACCGCCACCGGCAGCACCTTCGTCATCGGTATCGGTACCACCACCACCGCCGCCAGCACCCTGACACTTCACACGAACAGCACTCAACCACGAATAAGTCGCTTTCGTGAACGTACCGGAGGAAGTGAAATAGACCGTCTGCACATACCGGTAACCAGTTTCCAACGCAGTCACATCTGTTTCCAACGCACTCACATCTGTTTCCAACGCAGCCACATCTGTTTCCAACGTGGAAACCTTGTAATCCAACGAACTGGTGACCGCAGATGAATCGGCACCGACCTTCGCTTCCAAAGCCTCAACAGCGTCGTTCAGATTCGCATGTTGCGACGCATGAGGAACCGTCACCGAATCCATCTTGTCGGTCGCAGACGGATTCGTGAACGAATCCAACGAACCCGGAAAGTTAGTGGCCATCCATCTACTCCTCAGTACGCCAACACGCCACCGGTATCCAACCGGCCCGAAGCGGCATCATCCAACACAAAAAGATTAGTTGTCATCTCCGACAGCGACAATGCTACCCGATGGCCATCCACCGCAATAGAGTGCTCCACCTTCTCCACCACCCCATACCGGTCAATCTGCGGACCGCCACCAGTCGGAGTGAACTTCACCTCCACTGCCGAACCCAAATCCAAACCCAACACCGCATCCGCCTGCACCGTCGAACACGCAGCCAGATTCACCTGCACCCGACCGAACCGCAACGCAGGATCACCAAACCGGTTCGCCAAATAGCCAGCCAACTCTAACGCATCATCATCCGACGTGAACAACAAACCAGAAATGTCCAACGCACGAATCTCATACAAATCCTGCGACTCCGTGTTCGACCCTGTTTGCGCCGTCCCACCTTCACGAGTCACCGTCACCCGGTTATACAACAGATCAGAACCAACAATGATTTCGATCTGATCGAACGGCACACCAGAACCATCATCAGTCAACGACACCGCACTACCCGTGTCGATAGTGCTGCGACGATTCTGAAACGTCAACAAACCATCAGCAGACACAAACAAACGACCCGACTCGGTTTGCGTCACCGTCTGCAAATACTGCAACACGCCAGTCCCCTCACTCACTGTGTCAGCCTGCAACGTCTCCACACCAGCATCGATCGCTCGTTGCGACACAGGGAAATCCACCTCAGCACGATCCAACACTGCGTCCACACGAGCACCCGACAACTGCGAAGTGGCGGTATGCGCAGCAAGTTTGGTGCGACCCAACCGAGATAACACGTCAGACGCAACGAACGACGCCACAGCGTCACCATCCAACGTGTAACTCAAATCCCAGTCATCAATGTTCCCGTCGAAGATGATGGTGGAACCTGTGTACGCAATCGTTCGTTTCGCAGGAGTGATCGCAGAACTGTAAGTGGCTCCGGATGTCGGATCGTACGCTCTCGCACGGTTATCTAACGTCACCGACATGGTGCCTGACTGCGCTTGATCCAACCAACGTGAACGTCCACGACGCACCGACACCTGCCGAACATCAGATGTCACCAACGTGCCGGTTTCACCGGAATACAACGGCAACAAATCCTCATAGGCATCGTTGTTGTCGTAGGCGAGCGAGTCACCGAAATAGACCGCAACCTCGGTCGCTGCTGGCAGGATGCTCACGCTGCCCTCCAACCAGCCCCGTTCCGACGCTCATACGCCGTGATCGCATCAACCACACTCTGACCGATCTGGCCGGGATCGCCAACACCGGCCTGCACCGTAATGTTGTACGTCGAACCACCCAAACCGCCACGCATCTGATCCAACGGAACAACAGCCTCAGGACCGGCCTCACCGATCACAGCGAGCGTCGCACGATTCACAATGCCACCATCCGCCAACAACGGGATGTCTGGCACACCGAGGGTGAATCCGTCGTAACCGATGGGTCCGATTGAGAATCCGGGTACACGGAACTCCAACCGGTTCCAGCCACGGATCACAAAGTTGATTGCCTCTTTGAAAGCGTTTTTGATTCCATCGAACATGCCGACGGTCGCACTAGCGATCTTGCCGGGAACTGTTTTCAGGAATCCAACGATGTTGTCGAAACTGGTGACGACAAGATCCTTGATCGCATCGAAAGCGTCGATGACGATCTGTTTCATCGCATCCCAGACCGCACCGAAGTCACCTTTCAGTAGTGCGGTGCCGATCTCAAAGAGTCCACGGATGACTGCCAGACCGATCTCAATCGTGTTCTCAAAGATTTCAAACACGGTTTTGACGATGACAACAAGCCCATCCCAGAACAGCGAGAACACCGGTTTCAGATAGTCGAAAAAGCCGATGAAGATTCGTGTCAGCATCCCGACGAAATCGCTGATCCGTCCGACGATGAAGATGACGACGTTGGCGATGGTGTACGCCAAAAACTGGAACAGTTCCATCAACAGATCGATACCGGGTTTCACAAGCCGGTACATGAGTTTGAACACTTCGATCAGATATTCGACTGCGGACACGATGGTGGACACCACGTTGTCGTTGAACCATCCGGCAATCGGACCGAAGATTTCAATGAACCGGGCGTAGAAATCTTGAACCGCTTGACTGACATCACCCCACACATTGACGAGCGTTTCAATGACGTTCGTGATGAACTCGGTGACAGGTGGGATCGCTGCCTGAATCGCAGCAACAACCGTGGCAAACACTTCGCTAGCGATCTCCCCGACACGTTGCAACGTCGGCTGGATCTGATCGAAAGCGTTACGCAACCACACCAAAGCGTTCTGAGCGAAGTTGACAACGCTGTCAACCACGTTGTCAACGATGTTGCGGAAGTCCTCAAAGTTTCGGTATGCGTAGATGAACGCTCCGGTCAACGCTGCGATCACCACGACAGCGATACCAACCGGGTTCGCCAACGCACCAACGAGCGTGACCAACTTGCCGATCACCAACAGGGCAGGTCCGACGGCTGCAACAACACCAGCGGTGATCGTCGCCATCTTCAACAACTCTGGGTCCACTGACGCAAGATTCTGAGTGAGCACCGTTGTTTGCTCGGCAAGATTCGTCATGGACGCCAACAGTCCTGCGTCACCGATGGCGATCATCAAACCTTCGGCAGCGGACTTCAACTCGGTCATTGCACCGTTGAAGCCTTCCATCTGGATGGACGCAACCTGTTCGGCGGTACCGCCAGCGTTTTCCAGATCGGTGGTCAGATCGGCAAGAGCCTCAGAGCCTTGCGAAACGAGAGCCATCATCGCAGGACCGGCACGCTGACCGAAGATCTCCATCATGTCAGCAGTGCTCGCACCAGAACTTTCCAACTGGCGAACGATCTCCTCCATCGACACCAGATTGCCCTCGGCATCTAGGACATTCAGTCCCAGTTCCTTCATGATGTCTTTCGCCTCGTTGGAAGGCGTCAGCAGCCGGGTGATGGCACCACGCAACGACGTGCCAGCCATCGATCCTTGAATACCGGCGTTGCCCATCAAACCGATGGCAGCAGCAGCCTCCTCAAACTGGATGCCTGCCGCCGACGCAACAGGACCGGCATACACAAACGATTCACCGAGCATTTCCAACGTCGTGTTCGTTGACGTGAACGTCTTGACGAGCGCATCATTCGCAGCAGCCAAATCCTCAACTTGGATCCCGTAACCCGACATGATGTTCGACGTGATGTCGGCTGCGGTACCCAAATCGATTTGGGCTGCTGCTGCCAGATTCAACGTGTTCGGCAACGCCCCCAAAATCTCATCAACGTCGAAACCTGCCATTGCGAGGAACCCCATCGCATCAGCAGCCTGCGTCGCCGAATACTGGGTGGTGCGACCCAACATCTTCGCCTGTTCACGCAACGCCTCAAAGTCGTCACCGGTTGCGCCACTGACCGCACGCACACGGTTCATTCCGGCTTCAAAGTTGCCTGAGGTAGCGATGATCGCTGCCCCCATGCCAACAATCGGAACCGTCAGGTTTCGGGTGAGGGTCTGTCCTGCTGACGAGATCCCCGACCCAGCCTTTTTGATCGTGTCACTAAGACTCTTGAACTCTCGCTCAGCGTCACGAATACCCTTGTCGTTGAACGACGATGTGATTGGGATGTTCGGTTGATTCGCCATCTCAGTTGCCCAGTTCCCGGTTCAGTCTCCTCGCAACCTTATCCAACGAACGGTTGATGTTCCGGATCACCGAACGCTTCTCTGCGACGTAGGCAGGGAACAGGACACGGGAGTATTTGGCACCCTTCATGTAATCGAATCCGAGTCCGACTCGTTCCAACGAGAACGCAAGACGGTTGTCAGGATTCTTTCTGCCAGCCCAGTCATAGACCGATCCGGCAGGATTCTTCGACTTGAACACCAGCAACGGGATGATCTTCTCACCGCTCTGACGACGGATACCGCTACGTCCCAACAACACTTTGTAACTGGATGCCGATTGGCTAGTCCACTTCAACCGTCCCCATGTCTCACCCCAGTTCGACAACGGAGGTTCACGAGTTGAAGCAATCGACCGGGCACGCCCCTCCAACGGTGCAGCCAACTGTTTGATGTCTGCACGAACCTGAGTCGCAACCTCTTTGTCGTAGTTGGCAAGTTTCCTCAACAACTGACGGTCATTGACCAACTTGCCTTGAATCTCCAACCCACCAGTGGACAACTGGCGAGACGACAAACTGATTGCCACTACTTTCTCCGTTTCGCCTCTTTCGCACGATCTTGCATGTACGCCATTATCGCACGCAACATGTGACTGTCTGCCATCAACGATTCAGGTGGCAGACCGGTCTCAACAGAGATGGAAGCAATCAGATATGTCAGGCTGTCTCGTCGAAAGGGCGGTCACCTTCGTTGACGACGTTCACTGACACAACCTTGTTCAACCATTCATCGAACGGCTTCACAACCTTGCCAGCGTAATGCATTGACTTCCATGCGAGCCAATACATGTGCTCCATCTTGGCTTCCTGTTCAAACGCCTTACCGATACCGGTTTTGAAGTTGCGCTCAAACTCCACCTGAACCTTCGGTGTCACCGGGAACTCTCCCTCAGAGCCGTCCTCGGTGACGACCTCCAACCTCATTGCGATCATGGGCAGTACCTCTCAGTTGAGTTGATTACGACGTGGCGGTGGTGATGCTACCGGACACCGGCCAAGTGACCGAAGCCGAAGCGAGTTCACCGACGGCACCGTTCAACAGTGGCCACTCGGTGACGAGAACCGTCATGGAGAACGACGGGTTGGTGGCAGACGTGGTTTCGTTGACCGGCTTCACCGTCACCGTGGTCGTTCCACCGACGAGACTGGCGATGGTGGCGTGAACTTCACTGGACGCAAAGTCCTCGTGGAAATCCAACGACACCGAGTGATCACCGAGACCAGCGATCCGGGTGACAGCGGTGTCACCGAAAGCGGTGGTGGCAACCTCAGCATACGATTCGGTGACGGTCACCGAACCGACATGATCGGACAGATCCACGCTATTGACCGTGATCTCCGGATTGGTCAGGACAAACTTTGCCATGTCAGGTCACTTCTCCTCATCAGAAGTTTCAGGGTTATCTTCGGCCTCAACAGCCTTTGTCGGGGCCGACTTCACGGCCTTCACCGGGGCAAGATGTCCCGATGACACCAAGTGTGCCACATCAACGCCATCAAGATTGGCACCATCAACAACGCCACCGGGCATCACCCCAGCAACCTTGTGACTACCTGTGACTGTGAACTTTGCCATGTCTGACTCCTATGCGTGAATCCTACACCGAAAATCTGCTGCCAAATAGTTAGCGTCAGCCTGCGAAATCATCCGCACGTTGTCGGCACGTTCAATCAACAAGGTTTGAACTACGCCACCCAACGTCCGATCAGCCTCAATCGCCTGACGAATCGACAGATCACCAGAATATCCCAAATACTGGTAGAGGGTTCTCTGGTTCGCACGATCCGAGTTCCTGCCAACCACCACCGTGATGATGTAGGTGTGTTCAGCGTTCCCACCAGCAAACCCGTTCCAGTATTCGATTGAGTCTGGGAACACGAAAGCGCACGGTGGTGCGAACACGTCTGGCACATGGTCGAACACTCGGAGACCGGTGATGGTCGCCAACCGTGTTTCCAGCCCGTCAGCGATCTGGGCGAGCGTTGCTGCCATCAGGCGACCTGCACCTGCTCTTTGCGATATGGGGCAAGCAACGCCATCGCCACCGGATGCATCGCCTGACGCAACCGCATGATCCCAATATCACCGAACCCGGCGATACCCAACGGAGCCTCAGCGGACTTGAACACGGACACACCTTGAATCTGTGCAGCCTGCTTTACCGGATGCGGAACGTAATCATTGATCGCATCAGGGTTTGCCCAACCCCAACGGGCTGTCACCTGCACCAACGCCTGACCGTAATCGAACGGGAACTCACGAGCCTTGATCGCACGAATCCGGGTGTATGGCCAATCCTGTCCACCCAACTTTCCGTTCAACGGCTCCAACTGATAGTCGGTTGAAGCCCACGTCGTTTCAAACACCCCATCAGCATCCTCATCGGTTTTCACGATCAAACCGGTGGCAGTGGAAATGTCGTCAACTTCCAACAGCCACGGGGTGGACGCCACATAGGTTCGTGCGCTCACTGTCGCCTGTTGCACGAAATGACGGTTGCAATACGCTTGAATCATCTGGGTCGCTGCGTCAGCAGCCATCGTCAACCGGTTGTCGTCAGTCGTGTCAGCGTTAGCGATCCCCAAAATCTCTTTGAGATCATCTTCGGTCACAAGCCGATCAGTTAGATGCGCCATCAATCCACCTCAGGTTTGTACGCCACGCACCGGATGTCTGCCGGTCGGCGTTGTACGTCCACACGATAGCGCACGAACCCTGCGCCAGAGAGCCAGTCGGTGAGATCGTCCGGATGGATGTTGGCGTAATGCTCACCGGGTTGCAGACCTTTCCCATCGATAGCGGAATGGCTAGGGCGACCGGGACCGGCAGCAGTCATCACAAAAACCCCACCGGGTTTCAACATGTCAAACACTTGGAACACGATGTCACGGGCACGGGGGGTGTGCTCCAACATTTCTGTGGACACCACACAATCCACCGGCTCATCTGGCAGATAGTCGGCAGCGTCACACACCACATCAACACCGGGACCATCACCCACATCAACAGCGATGTACCGGTCACAGTCAAACAACCATCTGACTGACCCGTTCACATCACGGGCACCCAACTCCACGACTGAATCGAACTCCATCCCATCAATAGAATCAGCAACCCACTTCAATGCTTGCTCATGCATTAGAGAACCTTTCCGATCTAGTGAACCACAACCGGCGATCAATCCCAGTTGTTGCCTGACCTACCCGATACACCTCATCATCAACACCCTTGTTGAAGATCGGATGCAGATGCTCAATCACGGCTTTCGCAGCAAACCGAAACTGGCCAGCATTACGGGCAACAGCAGTCCACTCGTTGTCCACATACCAATGACCGTACCCTTCATGACAGACAGTGCCTGCCCCATCCCATGATGCACCATGCGAATCTAGCCACCAGCGAGCAATCATCGGATGAGTGGCATGACTGCCCTGCATCACCGACCTGTTCCCCAAATCGTTCGTGGACACAAACGCACCTGACCTTCCAACCTCCAACGCTTCATCAGCCCAACCCGAATGAAACTGCACATCGTCACCGATGAACAGACACCACGGCTCGTCCGTCTCCCGATAGCCAAGATTGCATTTCGTAGCGAACGTCCGTGACTGCGAATAGTTCACGATCATCTGACAGTCAGGATTCCCCATGACGGCTTCCATCTCTGCCTCATCATCATGATCCACGATGAAGTAGATGTCAGCAAGATCGGTGGATGCTCTGAGTGAGCCGACCAGACGATCCACATTGTGTGGTCGTCGCATCACCGGAACGATGACAGCGATGTCACTCATCTGAGATCGGATCCAACCGGTCGTAGATGCGTTCATCTAGCCACATGTGTTTGAAATGTGTCGTCTTGATTCCGGTGTGAACATGCACCGGCATTTCTAGGGCGTTGGCACGGGTGCAGAGCGACAGATCTTCACTGATCCATGTGCCGGTCGTCTGGTTGAAGATCGGTGAATACCATGATGGTCCGTACTCGGCTTCAATCTTTTGGAACACCGATTTGTGGATCAGCACGAATGCTGAGCCGGTGCCAGCGCACTGCAACAGTTGGTCACGCTCATATTGCTTGCGGACTTTGAAGCCGTGTTGTTCACCGTTGTCGAACCAGTCGAAGATGGTGGGTCCGGGTTCGATGAGGAAACCTCCGACACCATCGACATCGACTTCACGGTTCATGAAGCACAGCCCACCGACAATCGGTGCCCGTTCTGGGTGAGCGACTTCCATCAACCTGTCGATGGCGTTGGCTTCAAACCCCATGTCGGTATCGATCCACAACAACCAATCGACGTGTGGCATGTCGTGGGTGAACTGGCGTGCAGTGTTGTTGCGTGCTTGGACGATGCCACCGGTCCCATATTTGGTTGCGAGCCAACCTCCACCGATCACCCTCTGGTTATGTGCCACGTCATAGGAGATCAAAGCCATAAGCGACTGATGCCATGAGTGGGCTACTTCGGTGCCGTGAACGTAAGCCACGCACACTTTGTCGGGTGGTCGTTGAGGGAACTCTCCGGGCTTGCCTTTCACGACTCGCTGATGGGAGGAGTCGGTTCAGCGGTCTTGCGTGGGCGACCAGCCTTGCGCTTCTCGCCGGGTGCCGACGTTGCCTGCTCCACAGTGCGCTGCTGCTTGTCGCCGGGTTCCAGCGGACGGAACAGGTCGGGTCGAAAGATCACGAACGGATCTTTGGCATCCCAGACAACACCTTCGGTGAGTCTGACTCGGATGCCGTTTTGGTCGGCAGTAGTGCAGTTCGCTGCTGCAACGACGTGTGCCATGTTGATTGTCTCCTAGTGGCAGTTGGTGGGCAGGTGCCCAACCCGACATGACTGCCCACATGCCGGGTTGGGCGAACACATTTCCAGTCAGGCTATCACGCCTCCCTGACGCTGATCACACGGGCACGGTACCCGTAGTCACGCTCATACTGGGCTTCCAACTGGGCTTGGTGACCCCAAGCGTGCTCGGTGCTGATCGTGTAGACCGACTCGTTGTAGATGCGCCGGTCGCAACGGATCTTGATGATGAACTCACGGGTCTTGTTGGGTGTGGTGTTGGTGTTGTTGTTCATGACGACATTGTAGGCACAATCCCGTAGGGCTTGCAACAGCATTTTCAGATTTTCTCAGATTTTTTTTGGGAACGAAAAAGGTCGGGTGCCGAAGCACCCGACCCTTCTCTGATGTGTACCGGCGTCGCCGGTCAGAATCACTGGTTCTGCAAGAGACGGAACCCGAG